TCTATCAAACTAAGGCAGTAGAACGTGCTGCACTTGCTAACACAAATCAGTCAATCACAAATGTTCGTAGCAATATTCAATCTACCAATACTGCTTTACGCACACTTATCAGTGATCGACTGCAAGTTGCAAATGCTGCGGCTGTATATCAAACACGCGCAATCGAGCGCGCTGCGTTGGCTAATACTAACCAGTCAATCACAAATGTTCGCAGCAATATTCAAGCAACCAATACTGCTCTGCGCACATTGATTTCTGATAGACTGCAGGTATCAAATGCCGCAGCAATTTATCAGACACGTGCAATTGAGCGCGCTGCACTGGCTAATACTAACGCATTTATTAAGAGTCAGCTTGCTAATACAAATCTTTCAATTACAAATGTTCGCAGCAACATTCAGGGTACTAATACTGCACTTCGCACGTTAATTTCTGATAGACTACAGGTATCAAATGCCGCAGCAATTTATCAGACACGTGCAATTGAACGCTCTGCACTTGCTAATACAAATGCATCAATTGCAACTCAGACAGCTAGAATTACACTAGTTAATAGCAATCTAACTGGCACAAATACTGCATTACGTACTCTCATTTCTGATAGAGTGCAGGTTGCTAATGCTGTTTTAAGAGTTAACCCATCAACATCAGGTCTGTTGGCACATACTGGCCGCGCAACAATTAGCACCAATTTGGCGGTTACTGGCAATACTACAATTAGCGGTAACTTTACATTAGACGGCGCAGCTGGCGCTGTCAGTATGAATAATAACGGCGCAGTTAATATATCTACAACAGCGGGTCAAACCACTATAGGTCGTGCCGGTGTAACCACAACTATTAATGGTACATTTGCAGCGACAAGACAAACAGTATCACAAAATCTAACTGTTTCTGGTAACACAACATTTGGTGGAACTGCAAAGCTTCTAGCAGTTACTGGCCGAGCTTCAATTACTGGTCGCTTGTCTGTTAGCCAAAATCTTGAGATTTCTGGTAATACAGTATTGGGCGACTCAACTGTTGCAACAAGTCGCACCATTGCAAATGGTCTGCTAAATGCTAACGGCAACTTCATTGTTGCGGGTAATACGACACTAGGTGCTGCTGGTAAGACAATTACGACAACTGGTCTGCTAGCACATACTGGCCGTGCAACAATTAGCACAAACCTTGCTGTTACTGGTAATACGACACTTAGTGGTGGATTAACTGCATCTGGTTCTGGTTCTGGTGCAAGTGTTACATTATCACCTACTGGGTTGGCACTCGTTACTATAAACCCAGGTAGCGATATTCGCTTAGGAACAACATCAGGTACACCAACAATTGGTCGTGCGGGTGTTTCAACAACTATCAATGGTACACTTGCTGGTACAAGACAGACACTATCTCAAAATCTGACTGTCTCTGGTAATACCACATTTGGTGCATCGGCAAAAGTAACAACCATTACTGGTCGTGTCGCAGTTACTGGTCGTCAAACAATTAGCACAAATCTATATGTCTCTGGTAATACTGTTCTTGGTGACCCATCTGCGGCCGCAGAAAGAACAACAATCAACGGCACACTATTTGCCAACTCAAATCTAACGGTATCTGGTAATACTGTTATTGGTTCTTCTGACGCAAGCACACTAACCTTAACTGGTAATACCATAGCCATCACACCAGCAGTGCTAAACTTCAGCAGTGGTAAGCTATTCATTCAAAAGAATGCAAGCCGAGTTGGTGTAAATACGGTAACACCGAATACAACGTTTGATGTTGCTGGTATAATTAGATCATCAAATGGTGGCTTCCGTTACCCAGATGGTGCAACAACAGCAGCGCCATTGTATGTGTATGACTCAGCAGGTACGCAATTATATCCGTAATGAATGGAGATTATTATGATTAGATTTTTGATTACAGCTTTGATTGGTATGTTTTTGTTTAGTAATATCGCATATGCACAACAACCATCGTTACACCCTACTAGACCTATTAGGGTTGTTGTGCCATTTGCACCTGGCGGCGCATCCGATCTTGCTGCGAGAATAACCGCTGAAGGTATGGGTACAGTTCAAACAAGAAATGTAACTGTTGAAAATCGATCTGGTGGTTTTATTGCAGTTGGTGGTAATTTTGTAAGAGAGCAACCATCAGATGGTCATACACTAATTTTAATTGCTAATGGGTACACTACGACTAGACAATATGTTCCTGATTTGACATTTGACCCCAGAGAAGAATTTTCTGTTGTATCTGTCTTGGTCAGAACACCTATGGCTATAATGGTACCAAGCAATAGTCAATTTACTAATGCCAGATCACTAATTTCTGCTATACAATCGCAACCTGATGTATATACATTCCCATCAACTGGTGGCGGCGGTGTTGCTGCAATGGTGATGCATTTATTTCAGCAATCAATTAATAGTACAATGGTAAATGTACCATATAGAGGGTCTGCACCTGCGGTGTCTGATTTTGTTTCTGGTAGACTATCAATGATGATGGATACCGTGCCTTTGGCTATACCTCTAAACAACAATGGTGCAAGAATAGTTGCTGTTACATCAAGTGAAAGAGTTGCATCTCTACCAAATGTACCTACGTGGAGAGAGGTGGGTATAAATGACACGTTTTATACTTGGCAAGCACTATTTGTAAAATCTGACACACCTAGACCTATTCGTGAGCAATTAAATGCTATCATAAGACAGTCATTGCAAACAGATGAGGTAAGACGTAGATTTTTAGGCTCGGGGCTTGAAGAATCTAATATTCTATCACTAGATTTACCGGCTAGCGAAAGGTTTGTATCAGAAGAGGTTAATAAGTGGAGAGGTATATTTGGTAAGTAACCATATTATAAATATACCATGCAAATAGGAGCAAAATTGTAATGTCGTTTGAAAATTCAATTAAAGATGCAGTTGACAGCCTTCGCGACGGTAACCCGGCAGAATTCTCTCATTATATTAAGGGTGTTCTGTTGAATAAGCTTTCCGATCGTATGGATGTAGAGAAGGTTAGCATTGCATCGCAGATGTTTGGTGAGCCTGCTTCGGAAGACGATTCTACGGAGACAAACGATGACGAAAACTCTTAAGAATATTAGGGAGCAAGCCGCGCGACTTCAAGAAGCGGGTTATGTTACTACAACTCAAGCTCTGAAGCGCACGTTTAGAGCTGACAAGTCTGTTGACGACGATGAGACAGCATCACTAGAGCCTAAGGCTGCTGGTGAAAAAGCTTTTAAGGCTATGCACACATCAGACGTAACAGATTTTGGTGATCAAGATAAGAACCCAAATCAGGCTGATGCTAAAAAGCGCATTCATCATCGTGCCGGTGATGAGCCAAAAGTCGGTGAGAGAACAAAGGTCACTCAAGGCACATCTACAATTAAAGGACCTGAACTTGGTTCTTACACAAAGCAGACGCCAACCAATTACGCAGATAAGCGCGGCGGCGAGACATCAGTAGTTCGCACAGCACCTTCGGCAGTTGAGCCGTTTGCTATTAAGACACCAAGAGTGTCAATCAAGCAGTTCCGCGAATCTATGCAGTTTGGTATTCATCGCATTGTTGAATCACGAATTGGCGGGCGCGTAATTTTTGAAGATGGTCACGTTGATATTGATGACGATCTTGCTGTTAGAATTGCTGACGTTTATTCTCTCCTTGAGAATGACAATGCGGAATTTTTCTTAGCCATGGGTGCGTCAAGCGCACAGGGTCTTCGCGATGTAATCGACTTTGTTACAAACACCGAAGTCGAAGGAGAATAATCTATGGCTATCGATAGAGTAGTCAATAAGGGTATTAAGGGTGGGTATGTCATCGGCAACTTTGCTGCCGGTGGGTTTATAGCTCGTAATAGCTCAAATGCAGTTGTTGCTGCAAATTCTGCTGGTGAGACTGTGCAAGAGATGTTTATCTCTGTAGTTTCTTGGTCAGCATCTAACGGTGTATCGTTTAACGTAAAGCGTGGTGCAAATAACGTTCTCAATCTTGCACAGACTGGTACATTTGATTTTCAGGCTCTTGGTGTTGGGCTTGAGACAGGTGGTGAAGCCGCAGCAAATGTTGTTGTGACAAGATCGGGCACTGGCCCAGCTTCCTTGGTAATTAAGCTACACAAGAGAGCAGCCATTACTGGCGGCTCAGAATACTAAGGGGACTAGCCATGAAGCTTATTTGTGAGGTCAATGAAGACCTCAATCTAATCACCGAAGCTAACGAGAGAGGTGGCAGAAGCTACTTTATCGAAGGCGTGTTTATGCAGGCTGAGCAAAAGAATCGTAACGGTCGAGTGTACCCTAAGGGTATCATGGCTAGAGAAGTTGATCGTTACGTCAGAGAACACGTAAATCAAAGCCGTGCATATGGTGAGCTTGGCCACCCGTCAGGTCCGACCATCAACCTTGAGCGCGTATCTCACATGATCAAGGAACTGCGCGAAGACGGCAACAATTACATTGGTCGCGCTAAGATCATGGAAACTCCATACGGCAATATCGTAAAGAATCTTATGGAAGAGGGTGCGCGTCTCGGTGTATCCACAAGAGGTATGGGTTCTCTTAAGGAAGTTAATGGCTGCATGATGGTTCAAGATGATTTTCATCTTGCCACTGCAGGAGATATTGTAGCTGACCCTTCTGCGCCAGATGCATTCGTGCATGGCATCATGGAAGGTAAGGAATGGGTTTGGGACAACGGCATTCTTAAGGAAGTCGAAATCGCAAACTATAAGAAGCGCATCAATGAGGCTGCAAGATCGCGCCGAACTGAAAATGAAGTTGTGGAAGTATTCCGTAACTTTCTTTCTAAGCTATAATACCCAAATTTTATAAATATCATAGCGTAAAACATTAGCTCCCAAGGAGACAAGAAATGGTCGATAAAGTTAAGAAGATCAATGAAGCCGATGCACCGGGCGCGCATGTACCGGGCCCAGTTGGTAACAAGGTAACGCCTCCTGGTGGAGACAAGGGTGGCGAGCATGGTCTGGTGATGACATCACCGACATCAGTCAACCCTGCTTCACGTTCAGCAATGGTTGCAGCCATTGTCAATAGCGTGACAAAGATGAGAAAGGGTGACCTGCAAGCAACCTACGCAAAGGTTATGGGTCTACCTGATGGCGAGCATGATGTCCCAATGCAGGGCACTTCAAAGATTGCTCAGCCGCCGCGCGTTACATCAGAAGACCTAAATGTAGCCGATGACGTTCGCGCAATCTTTGAGGGCGCAGACGTTTCTGAAGAGTTCAAGACAAAGGTGTCTGACATTTTTGAGACAGCCCTCGTGACGAAGATCAACGAGAAGCTGGAAGAGATGGCTGCTATTCATGAGGCCGAGATTGCTGAGGCAGTTGAGACTCAGGTAGCTGGTATTGTTGAGGAGCTTGATTCTTACCTCGACCACGTTGTTGAGCAGTGGATGGACGAGAATCGTCTGGCCGTTGAGACTGGCCTGCGCTCAGAGATCGTTGACTCATTCATGATGGGTCTGCGCAATCTGTTTGCCGAGCATTACATCGATGTGCCTGAGGGCAAGGAAGATGTGGTTGAGGATCTAGCTGCTAAGGTTGAGGAGCTGACCGCTGCTCTAAACAACGAAATTGAAACCTCAGTCGAGCTTCGCGCTGAGAATGAACAGCTTATTCGTGGTGCTTTAATCTCCGAGGCCACTGATGGCCTAACTGAAGTGCAAGCTGACAAGCTTCGTAAGCTTGCCGAGTCAGTTGATTTTGATGACGTTGAGACTTTTGCTGGTAAGCTCTCAGACCTTAAGGAAGGTTACTTCCCGTCAGGCCGTAAGGCTGCTGTAAAGTCAGTTCTCAATGAGGGTGTGCTTGACAGCGACCCGATTGACAATACAGATGACAAGGCAACTGGTCCAATGGCTCAGTATGTTGCGGCAATCTCACGTACCGTCAAAAAGGCATAAATAACTAAATAGTAATAATTATTCCTAAGGAGGGAAAGGTAACTACTATGAATACTGAAGCACTAATGCAGAAGTGGGGAGCCGTCATCGATCACGGTGACCTCCCCTCAATTAAGGACTCTCATCGTCGCGCAGTTCTAGCGCAGCTGCTTGAGAACCAGGAGCATGACTCACGTCAGCAGGCAATTGGTTCAGGCGGGTATCGCTCACCTTCACTACTTGGTGAAGCGGCTCCTGCTAACGCCATGGGCGCTTCTTCTTCAGTTGCCAGCGCCGGCAACATCGACATCTTCGACCCGGTGCTTATCTCACTGGTTCGTCGCTCGATGCCAAACCTGATCGCCTATGACATCTGCGGCGTTCAGCCGATGACTGGTCCTACAGGCCTGATCTTCGCTCTGCGCTCACGTTATGAGTCGCAGACGGGTACAGAGGCTCTGTTCAACGAGGCCAATACAACGTTCTCTGCCTCTGCTGGTGGTAACACAGCTTCTCGCTTTGTTGTTGCTAACACGGCTTCTGGTCGCGTGCAGGACGGCAATGACCCGACGGCTCGCGTAAAGGCTGGCGCTTCTGGCTACACCGTTTCAACTGGTATGTCAACGTCACGTGCAGAAGCACTGGGCGACGGTTCTACTAATGCATTCCAGCAGATGGCATTCTCGGTCGAGAAGGTTGCAGTGACAGCAGTGTCACGTGCGCTGAAGGCTGAGTACACCATGGAACTGGCTCAGGACCTGAAGGCAATCCATGGTCTGGACGCCGAGTCTGAGCTAGCCAACATTCTGTCAGCCGAGATTCTTGCTGAAATCAACCGCGAAGTTGTTCGTACAATCAACTAC